CAATTACAATCACATGTTAATTCTGATCAATCAGAATTACTTGCGAGATTACAAGATAAGATGACTAATGATGTTAAGTTGAGTGCCAATGAATTATTTAGTATTGCACGTGAATCTATTATCAAAATTCTGTTACCAAACCAAGATGAAGTGTCTGACCAAACGTTTATTGACGAATGGCTAAACAAAATCAAAGCGCCTGAATATAAGCTGATTAGAGATAAATTAGCTACTATTAGTGCTGAAACAATTGATCGAACTTTTAAATTCGTGTGTGAATCATGTAAAACAGAAAATACAATGGAGGTGAATTTTGACCCTGCAAATTTTTTCGATCTCAACTAGCCAAAACTACTGAATATCACGAGGTAGTCGAGATAGTTGAGCGTTATGACAGTGAACGTGACAAGTTAACTAAATCATTAATGCAACTTAGTATTGCTGCATCCATGCCGTATGCTGACCTCGTGCATATGAGTCATAATGAACGCAAAATACTTTTACAGGTTTTGGAAGAAAAGGTAGCAGCAAGCGATCCTAATAAACAAAAGCAAATGAAAATGACACCAGGACAAGTTAATGGTCCACAAGGACCTGCGCCAACTAGATCAGAATCTCGATAATTAAGGCAGAACTCCGTCAACCGTAATATAAATTCATCCTATTGGATAGTCCTTCGGACTATCTGTTGCATCGCATCTCTCATCTCCATTCCACTTCGTTTCATTCCGATTCGATTTGCTCTCAACATGTTTTTTGGTTTAGAAAATGTATATTATATCGTGATTAAAAGCTTTAATATACGGCGAAGCTTACTATTGGCTATTTACCAGAACCAATAACCACACTTAGCCTGAAATCGGCTAAGCATGGTTAAGCTGTCGGCATTTACCGTCACCAACTCGTCGTAACGAGCCACATCATAACAGAAAAACCTTGTATAGCCAGGTTAAGGGCGGTTGAGCGATACCCTTTTACATTCTACTCTCAACGCGGGACCACGGAGTGCTGTTATGATAACACGACGCTGCCTGTAAGTTTCAATTGTCAGAAGAGCTTACTCATTTTCTGGGTGTCAAACCAGTGCGTAGATGACTGCGACATGCCAGTTCTGTCAACGCAATGGTTAAGTTGCGCCTTCTCAAGGCATTTTGCGGGGTCGCTATGGTCAGGGTTCTGGAGGTGGTCTCAATTAGCCTATATTAGCCGTTCAGTAGACTTTCAGTTTTCGTGCCTAAAGTCCAAAGGCAATCATTCGTGCGCTTTTGCAAACGCCGTAGTATTGAGATCGAAAAAGCTATCGAACTCTGTAATTTTCCATTCCCAAGTCGCATCGTCAATATATGTTACTGCACGATGTGCGACGAATGGTTGTGTTGTTTCAAATGCTACAAACTTACCAACACGAGTAATCTTCATGAATAGAATGTTTACGTCGCCTGGGTCAGCAGCATCACGTATCTGTCCTAACCAGTCCTCAAGTTGAGGTACTCGTTCATTAAAAAGTAAGCGATGGAATGGGAAGCTGGCATAGTTCTTACACTCACAATTGAAAAAATTCCAATCATCTGGTGGAACAATGTCACCTTTCATATGTCGTATTTGACCCTCACTCATGGTTGTTTTCCGGAAAGCGTTCATGCCGCCGGTGTAAGCCCCGCTATTTGGAACCCTCATGAATGGTTTGTCATATACATTACTTAAATAATTGGCGACGTCACGTTCCCATGCACCACCTTTTGCTTTACTTTTAGAGGTCATTTAATATCTCTGCCAATGCTGGTCCAACACCTCGCCCTGAATATATAGTATCATCTTCAACACCAATATCAGAAGTTTTAATTGTAATTGAACCTGCCCTTGGGTCAGTGCCAGTATACTGGGGGTTAGTGTGATAATAATTTGGATCATCTCCGATCCAATACTGCCTGGTCTGGTCAGGACTAGACGTTAAACCAGTTCCCGTTACACTAACTGTATTCCAGTCACTGGACCAGTTACTGGTTGGGATATATGTGGTTCCACTCATCGTGGATGTATTATTTGATAAGGAAATTTCCTTACATGGGTTAATTGTAGCACTATTTTTACTCAATGTCAAACTCCTGGTCAGGGCTGAAGCTGGTAAATCCGTTTTCTTTTACAACATAGAGTGTGTTGTTAACACGTCCAATTAATTCCTCACGGTGTGAGATAAGGAAGATGTTTTTGTCACGATCACGGTGCATTTTCTTTAGCACAACAAGTGCGCTTTCAACACCATTTGAGTCCATGCCACTATCAATCAATTCGTCGATAGCCATAAAGTCAATTGGTGTATTTGTGCTTTCGTGAACGTCACGGAACGCCCAGCTGAGACCGAGGATCAGCCTATTTCTTTCTCCTCGGCTTAAATTGTCAAAGTCTAACTCACGTCCAAGTTCAGTAATCTCTACATTAAGATCACTTTGGAATACAACCTCATGTGGCAAGCCAAGCTTGTTGAGGTAGTAGTTGAGTCGACCGTTGAGGTATTGTAGGTTTTGTTCAATGATGCGCTTGCGGATAAAGCTGTCTTTGTTGACGAGCAGCTTGAGTAAAAACTCCTGATGCTCACGCAAGTTGTGCAGTTGATTCATTCTATCCCATTCTATCGGCTGAAGACCAGTTTTTCCAAGACTTTGAATCTGGTCAACATACGGATCTTCAGCATTTCGAGTATCATCTAGCTTACTTTTTAAGGTTGTAAGCTGACTCTGTTGCTCATACGCTTCCTGCGCCGTTGCGTATTTAGTAACTGGAATTTTATCTGGAAGGGTTAGCCCCTGAATTTCATCCTGGATTTCACTGATTGCTTCTTGTGCAATTTGTTGAGCAACTTCTGCCGACTCAACGGCCTGTGACTTTCTCTCGATGATTGAAATATTGGCGTCGTCGTGGAGATCTTGCCCACATGCGTAGCACTTATGGTCTTGAGCAGCCTTAAGGTCTTTTTGAGCTTGGTCAAAGTTACGTTTTTCTCTGAGAATTTCGGACTCGAAACCAGCAACGGCTTTGTTATAGTCAGCCAACTCAGAACTGATTTGCTTATAGCTGTCAAGCGCCACATGCTGAGCCAGCTCATACTTGAGGTCGAGTGATTCCAATTCTTGGACTGACTTTTCCAAATCAACCACTGTCTCGTCATTTCGCTTTTTCCAGACCCTCTGGCGGCGGCATAAATCGTCAATTGTTTTGTTAATTTGTTCGTTTGCATTTTCTACGCCCTTGATCCTATACTCTTCTTCCTTGATTTGATCTTTAGTAGTTTTGAGCAACTCTTTTAACACTGTTGCCTTCTCACTCAGCATTGTGATACCTAGTAGGTTCTCAATAATATCACGCTGATTGTTAGCACTCAGTGCAAGGAATGGTTCGTTATAGGTGTTAAGTGCTATCAGGTGCTTAAACATGATGTGACTCATACCAAACACTCGTTCAATCTCTAGCTGGGTAAGGCGCATTTCGCCTTGACCTTCGTCAGTTTCTTCAACTGCATCATGATCGTTTACTAAGAATTTGAGCACATTAGGACTGCGCCCACGCTCAACACGATAGTTTATGCTGTTCACTGAAAATTCAACCGTTACCAACATGCCCTTATTATTGGTCTTGTTGATTAGGTTGTTTTTGCGGATGTTTGTAATGGCATTGCCGTATAGCGCATAGCTGAGGGCATTGATTAATGTTGTTTTACCAACACCGTTACGGCTTCCATCACCACCTAAATCAAGGTTGTTGCCGAGCACAAGAGTGAGCCCAGCCTCCTGGAAATTTACAGCTTGGGTCACGTTGCCCACACTCATAAAGTTCTTGATTGTGATGTTTTTGATTCTGATCATTATAAGTCCTTGTATATATCAGTCAGCAGCTTAGTATTGATCATCTCACTATCGACTGATGCGAGTTGATTGTAAACAATTTGATCAACACTTTCTACAATATAATCACCATCTTGTGCCGGGTCCATACTAAGTTCTTCCTTCTTGACAGGAATAAGACTAAGCTCACGTGGTGTGAACTGAGTCATAAATGTCTCTTTAATAAAGTTCGCTTCCTCGTAGCTAATTGGAACGTCAAGCATTGCACGACAATAAGTTTTGCTATTTAGGTAGTCCTCAGGCGCATCAATCAGGTCGCTGAGATTGAGGCGGATGTAACGCGGGCCGTCATAGTTGACATATTTAGGCTCACCTCCCCAGTTAAGGAACATGGCTCCACGTTGGTCATCCCAAGCATCCGCATAGTTATGTGCAAAAGGACTACCTAAATAATGGATCTTGTCTCGCACTTGGCGCTTGTGAAAGTGCCCGCTAAAGACTAGATCCGGTTTCTCAAAGTGTTCACTTTTAAGTTCACCATGGTCTGGCATCTCCACAATTTGGTTCATCATGAAGTGCGGCAGCTCAAAGTGTCCGAACACGTATTTAGATTTTAGCTTAGTCATCTGTTTCCACTCATTACCAACAAGCCAGGGCACAAGTGCAACGTTGTCTTGTATTAGTATGTCGTCATTAATGATGTGCAGATTACCAAACAAGTCAGCATAAGGGAAACTGTTAATCTCACGCTTCTCTCTGTAGAACAAGTCGTGATTGCCGACCAACAGATAAACTTCCTCAAAAGCCTCACTTAGCTTTTTAAGGTTGCTTACGCTGTAGTTAAGTGTTGATACGTTAACGCTAGCACGATGATGGTGCCAGTCGCCTAAGAATATGCATGTTTCACAACCACGAGCCTTAGCTTCTTCAATAAACCAGATTACAAATTCTTCGCAATCGATATTGTGCTGTCGGCTATTATTTTTGTTACCAAAGTGGACGTCTGTGAAACATGCAGCATGTTTAAATAAGTTTGTCAAGAGTGCGACCTCAAATTAATATAATGATTATAACAGGTTAGACGGGGTTGTCAACAAATTTCTGTAGTTCAGCTTTGAATTCATACTCTAATATTAGCATTAATTCTTCTTCAGCGTTTAGTCCATGCTCTTTCATCATAGTTTCTTCAAAACTAGATTCAAGCGTTGATGTAAACCCACGCTCCTTACCATCAACTTCAGTTGTAAATCGGAATGTACGGGATTTGTCAGTCTCAGCCGTTACTTGCTTCATCACGACAAACTCTTTGTCGTTTACAGTTACACGCATAAATTCTTCACTCATAAGATGTTGTATCCTCTGTCTTTGAGTTCTTGGTTACCCTTTTCTTCGTCTTCTGACCTGGCGCGTTGTTGTGCTGCTTCATCATCTAGCTGACGGTTAAAGCTTGGCATATATCCGCCGTCCTGAAGGACATCGTCACGGATGTTTTGGTTGCGCTTCTCCAAGTTGAGTACACGGGTAAAGCTATTAGTGATAGTAGCAGTGTAATAAGCAAACGGATTCAGCGATCGGGCTTCGTTGAACTTGAGTCCAACTTCACTTAGCTGCAACAGTGCTGCACTCTGCATTTCATCGTTGTAGGTATAACCACGCCAGTTACCGCGCATAGCATAGCGTTCGACCAGCTTCATCATCATTTTTGCTAGCTCAGGAGTAAGGCCACCTTGATCCATACGGAATGCACCGTTCTCAAGTCCACCTTCCCAATGACTGCGCAATGCCTCACGCCATTCACCATTAATGTAGCCATAGTGCTTGAATGGTGGGAAATTGAGGCGTGTATGTTTATCAGCTTCAGTCTTAGGATTCTTTTTACGTCCAGGCGTTTCTGGAATATGACCATACGTCATGACACGAAAAACAATATTTTCGATAGGAATATCTGCTGGATCTACACGAAAGTCAGCCTGTTTAGGCTTTGTATTACGTGCGCCATCTGTGTCATGCCAATGATTGATACCATTCTCATATCCTATGCCAGATAATTTGCTGGCTTGGTTTTCCTTGGCGATTTGGATGTTTTCGGGAGTAATTTCACTGACATCATCTACGATAATGTCAAAATGTGTGTAAGCATTATCAATTGATGAACAATATGTAAGTTTGCTTGCGTGTATTTCTTTAAGCATATCCTTGTTATTAAGATATTTTGTTGTCTTTTTTCTAGCCATTTAATGGTTCCTGTTCGATATAAGTATATTATATTAACCTATTGATGTCAAGCCGGTTTTCAAGCTGATAAATATCAGTTAGAAGCAGTGATGGTGTTGGGATTGTGACATTCACATTGGTATTTATCAGGAACTCAAATGACAACAAAATCAGATTTAAGAGCAACATTGAAACCAAGAGGAATATTTCAATCAATTGGTCCAGGGCCTAGTTCTGTTCTTCCAACTTATAATGTACCATTCAGTGGGCCAGGAAGTGCATTGCGGCGTACAAACGGTATATTATTTCCTTACACTCCTAATATTTCAGTCGCACACCAGGTCGAATATAGTCAATATGATCTTGTTCACACAAACTATCAACAGAATTCATACAGCAGAACACGTAACCCACAAATACAAGTTACAGGAACGTTTGCTAGTCAAACCCCTGCTGAAGCAGCTTACACAGTAGGCGTGATGCATTTCCTTCGTGTCACCAGTAAAATGAACTTTGGTTTGCTTGATGATGATGCTGGAACGCCTCCACCTGTATTAGAGTTTAGTGCATATGGAACATACAATTTCCATCGTATTCCGGTTTTACTTGGTAGCTTCAACTTTATCTACGAGGATGGTGTTGATTACATAGAAGTTGAGACGGCTGGTGAAGTTGTGCAGATACCTAGTGTTATGACAATATCAATGGATCTATTACCACAATACAGCGCACAAATTCAAAATGGTTTCAATCTTGAAGAGTTTGCAAACGGACGAGGGTATAGAGGAAATGGTCGCGGAGGATTTATTTAATGGCATATAAAAAGACAAGTCATCTTAGTCAGACAGCAATTGTAAATGGTTATACTAGTGTATACACGCCACCCTTTTCGCCAGACTATACTAAGACTAATGAGTTTACTATCACACAAAAATTCAACAAACGACCAGATTTGTTAGCATATGAGCTATACGATGACGCAGCATATTGGTGGATCTTTGCAGTGTATAATCGTAATCAAATATTAGATCCAATCAATGATTTTACTCTTGGTACAAAAATACTTGTTCCAACTCGCAACTTTGTTTCAGGAATATAATGACCTATTTACCAAACCCACTTAATTCGTACGACACCTACACATATAATATTTCGTTATATATGATTCCTCCTGATGCTGTGCATTTAATGGAAAAAAATATCAGTAACAACAATGCACGATTGGTTGCTGATAATGCTAGATTGGCAGCATACAATATTAATGATTTAGAACAAATTTATGTTGTGGGGCACAACAAAGTAAGATCAACATTTGGAAATCGGTTTAGCATGACAATTGCTGAAGCAAATGGTGTTACGCTGCTTGACACATTGCGAAAATTGGCAAGTGAGTTGGGAATTGTTGATCATAAATTAGCTATATATTTGCTACGTATTGAATTTAATGGCAGGATGCCAACAGGTGCTGCGCGAAAGTACCCACAGATTTTCCATTGGCCAGTCATAATACAAAGTTTTGAATTTAAAGTAGACGCAGGTGGCACACATTATTATATAGAGGCTGTTGAAAATTCTACCAATGCGTATAGCTATTTGAATAACGTTATACGTACACAGATTACTATTGAAGCATCAACTGTTGGTGATTTCTTTGAAAAATTCAACCTTGAAGCAAACATAGCAGCGTCAGACTCTATCGCGTTCGCAACAGATCAACTATATCCAGACACTTTTGAAATTGCATTTGATGATTCTATTCAAAGTTGGACCCAATGGGAATTCCAGGCACTAACAGAAGAAAAAACACAAAACGGTATCAATATTATAGCATCAGGTCCTGGTGGTGAAAGACAACTACAAATCACAGTACCAAACGGTACTAATTTTACTGATTTAGTTAATGTAATTCTTGGACTTACAAAGGAATATAAAAATATTGTACTTTCTGGCAATAGTAATAGTGAGTTTGCAAGAACGAGTCCAAATGAAGATGTACAAAGTACACTTGCAGAATTACCTGTATTTCATAAAGTTATTTCTAATTTAGAGTATAGCGTTTATGATATTTTACGTGGTGAGTATTCAAAAATAATTTCATATCGTGTTGTTCCTTATATTATAGCAGATGAAATTATTAGTCCTACCGCATATGTAACAGGCATAACTGATTCTGGGATACAAACAAAACGACTGGCGAATATTCGAGAATCACAATTGTTGCGCAAACGATATGATTACATTTTTACAGGAAAAAATACTGAAGTATTAGAATTTGAAATTAAATTTAATAGGGCGTATTTTTATGTTACGCCTTATGGCGGCGGCCAGACTGGTGATGCGAATGTACTAGTGCCAGTTGAAAGTCAAGCCCCACCATCATTGACGGCTCGCTTCCAAGCTGAAGCTGACCGTATCAGGCAGAAAATTTCAAGCCTCAATAGTCAAAAGTCGAGGGCAGCAAGCACATACCAGCAACGTGCCAGGTCGCGCGGATCAAACGCACCAACATCGTCACTTGGTGACGAAATTAGTGGTATTAACGCACAGATTCAAGCAGAAATATCTGAATTGCGAGGTGCAGCAGATATCTTTACGCAAGAATTGAGTGAGACAAATGGATACAGTCCAGAAGAAGTGGCGGTACGATTGAGATTTGCACAAGATGTTATCAATGATGATGACGCTGGAGGATCAGACAACGATAACCGGGGTGGTAAGCTACGTTTTGGTGCACTACTAGCCAATATTGATAACCCTGCAGACTTGGTTCAGATTGAGCTAGGTATACGCGGCGACCCATTTTGGCTTGGTAAGCCAAATAGTTTCTATACTACTGGACTTATGGAAAGTGATAGTTTAGCTGATTTTGAAAGAGGAACAAACGGATTCTTCTTGAATATGAATTTACCACAACCTGTTGAGGACATTCAAGGACGGCGCAAACCATCTAGTGAATATGAAGTCAGTGGATACTATACTGTTCGTAACGTGATTTCAAAATACAGAGATGGACAGTTTACTATGTATTTGAGTGCAGTTCGAGATTTAGGAACAAACACACCAACAGTAAAAGATGATTTGTCAGATAATAGTTCTGATTCGACTGGTACAGCAAGTACCAGGCTCAAGTCAACAGTTGACCCAGCCCAAGCAGGCGAAAACGCATTTCGTAATTTAATAAGTAGAATAGGAGGGTCACCATAATGTCTATTAATAGAAGTGTTGATACCCCAAGTAAGAAAGTTAGAGATAATTTTAACCATAATGTTATGGGAAAAGGCTTCAAGATTCCTGCAGGAATCTATCGTGGAGTAGTTGTTAATAATTCAGACCCTGAAAAAAAGGGACGAGTAAGAGTTCATATTATGAAATTTTATGGGCTCTCCCCGCCTGGCCAAGATCCAGGCACGGCGTCTGATGGCAGTGAGTGGAAGGGCGCAATGTGGTGCCGCCAGGCAATGCCATTTGGCGGAACGACAATTCCATCTCAAAATGGTGGACAAGATTCATATGGTGCCTTTGGACCGCCGCCTGACCAAGGTAACGAAGTCTTAGTTGCATTTAGTGGCGATACTCACAGTGGTATCATTATCGGTGTATTGCCTGACATGGATCGCCAGTCTGGTTTAAGTGGTGCTGGTTTAACCAAGACCACTGCGTCTGGTGAAACTACAATTGGACAAGAAACAGCGGAAACAGCTAACGACTCAAGCACGCCACCACCTGAACACCCACAAGCAGAACGTCTGCGTGTTCAGGGAATAGCCGGAGACCGTATTAGAGGACAAAATTACTCAAGCCCATCACGTGATAACTCACCACAAGTGAGTGGTATAAGCAGCCCAGTTGGCCATGCTATTGTTATGGACGATGGTAATCAAGAAGATGGTGATAGCTTGCGTATGCAAATGCGCACAGCCGGTGGCGCACAAATACTGATGGACGATACAAACGGTCTCACATACATCATTAACCGTGAAGGCAATGTGTGGATTGAAATGAACCGTAACGGTGACTTAGACATCTATGCTGCTAGCTCAATCAATTATCACACTGAAGGTGATTTTAACTTACATTGTGGTGGTAATTTTAACCTACAAACAGGTCGTGACATACAGATGAAAGCACTTGGTGCCCAAGGAATCAAATTGGAGGCTAGTAGAGGTAGCTTCAATATGAAATGTGCAGCTAACATGAACCTACAAGCAGATGCAAATGGAAACGTTCGCGTGTCTGGCAACTATCGTGAAACTGCGTCACGTATTGATATGAATGGTGCGCCAGCCGCAGCGGCGGCGGTACCACACATTAACCAACTAGCAGGAAACACATCAGTCACAGAAAGTGTATCGCGACGCGTTCCTGAGGCAGAGCCTTGGGCAGGACACTTGGACGTTAGCACACTAGACAGCGCGTCTGCGAGCGGTGCAGCGCAAAGTAGCCAAAGTTTCTACTACGGCACACCATCAGAAGGTCGAGGTTACAACGATCAGACAGGGCAATATGAGGATCCATTTGCTGAGGCAGATGACACTTATCCAAACCTCCGCTGGGCACCGGGCAATGATCGTCGTGTCAACCCCCGTGTTCTTACGTTAGCCAATCAAGTTGCAAAACAATTTGGTACTATTTTTACTATTAACTCTGGATTTAGAACCCCTGCCCGTAATACAGCGGCAAGCGGCGCAAAGTTTAGTCAACATATGTTAGGTAATGCTATTGACGTTGGCGCGGCAACCTATACCAATAATGAGAGATTACAAATGATTGCATATGCTAGCTCTATTGGTATTAGGGGAATTGGAATTTATTCAAGCGGCAATCTACACTTTGACGTGCGTGATGGCGCGCGGGCGGCCTGGAATCGCGGACCAAACGGACAATATTCTATCCAATATGTACCACCGTATGCACGCGCGACCGCACAAAAACACGTAGCTGGAGGATTTGCATAATGTTACGCCTGCCAGACGCCAATAGAAGAATACAGTGGGAAACATTTACCATTCAAGATGAATTTGCAGTACAATTCATAATCAACAAAGGAATTGCGATTGTAAGTGAAAAAATGATAGATGTAATCCTGGCTGAAAAAACTTGGAATGGCAGCAAAACTGTAAACCCTGATTCAGGTTTAATTGAAATTGGTTATGGTATTGGTGACGTTGATGATGTTCAAGGATATACAGAATCACAGGCGTATGCTGAATGGGTAGGTTGGTTGCGCAATGAACAGCGGAAGCTTCGTGCGCAACTACCAATTAATGGTATTACACAGACATCATATGACGCACTACTCAGCCTCTATATTGATACAGGTGATTGGCGCCGCGTTGAAGCTGAAGAGGGAACATACGACCTAGCAGATGCAGTTAAAAATGGTAATTGGTTACTAGCTGCTGACATTATCGCTAGAGGAAATGTGAACCCTAACCTCCGTAAAAAAGAGGCAAGAGTTATGCGGCTCGCAGATTATTCTAGCAACAAAAATAGAGATATGCAGGTGGTGTCAGGTATACAACGATTGCGTAAATTATATACCTCAGGTATAACGGATGACTTCATTAAGAAACAGACAGAATTTGTATACTATCGTCAGCTAGGCTCATTTTTGCCAGGCATGAGTGATGTCAGACAGCGTAGAGTGGTGGCACAGGCCACCACTTAGCTAACTTAGCTATATTAAATCTCTGTAAGGGCCACGTTTTGGTTTGCTGCTTTGCTAAGGGAATAACGCTTCCCATCCAACTCAATGATGTCGTCCCAGCTTTGCGCCTTGATAACTAGCTTTTCACGTGGCTCGGATGTAAGTGTGACCGCCAATCCAAACGCCCAAGCCAGCTTGTGACCCATATATGGGAAGTCAATCATTTTCTGGTTACATTCCTGTACAGCCTGATCAACATCTTTACCGTCTTGTTCGGCATGTCCTGCAATTGTGCCAACTTGGAAACGATGGTACATTGTACCGTAACGCTTAGATTCAAATGGCATCGCCATGGTGTCACCTGACTTGTAAACACCATCGCCTTGGATATAGTCTACTGCGGGGTTTGCTTGAATTACAAGTGTCATTTATATAGCCTTTCCAATAAAGCAATCATTGTGAACTTCAATAACTTCAAATTCCATGTTACCAATCATGAAAAACGCAACAAATTTGTCTCCAACATTTTTGGCTTTGCCGCTTACGATATCTTTTTCGAAAAACTTTACAAAATCTAGCATGTCATATCTCCTTTGCTTACAATATCAATCTACAGCAAAACGCCTTGCTTGTCAACCAAAAAAGCACCTTTCCTACAACATAAATACTATTATGGCAACATTTTTAGGTTTCAGCACATACGGTAAACGAACAGGCACAAGGACGCTAGAAGATAAAGCTCTGGCTGTTCGCGACTTACTTAACCATTTTTACACGCGGCGCGGAGAGCGCCTGGGCGAACCAGAGTTTGGTAGTATTCTGCCAGAACTAGTTTTTGAGCCTCTTGATCAAATTGTTATTGATGCAGCAGACGAAGACGTTCGCAGAATCATTTCTTTGGATCCAAGATGGAACCTAATAGATTATCAGCTCACAACTGGCGATCAGAGTATTACAATTACAGTCCAGCTCAGTTATATACCGGATTTGAGCCAAGAAGATCTACTATTAGAGTACACGGGAACAGAAGAGATTTAAAGCATGACACAAAGCGTAAGACAGAGAAATTTATTTGCGGCGGAAGATTATCGCATCGTTTATGATAGCTTCAAGCAGGCAAATTTTCAAGCATACGACTATGACACAATTAGAGGTGCGCTGGTAGATTATATCCAACAGCAATATCCAGAAAATTTTAATGACTGGATTCAAAGTAGTGAATTTGTTGCTCTAATCGAGACACTTTCGTTTCTTGCTCACAGTTTAGCATTTCGAATTGACCAAGCAGGACGTGAAAACTTCCTTAGCACTGCAGAGCGGCGCAGTAGTGTTCTACGTATTGCTGACTTTTTAGGATATACGCCGTCAAGACATCAGCCTGCACGTGGCCAACTTAAAGTGACAGGCATCCGCACAACACAAAATGTTTTTGATATAAACGGCAACAACCTCAAAAATACCGCAGTTGATTTTGAAGATAACTTCCAAAACTTTTTGTTAATTATGAATGAAGTTTTGAGTGACACCAATAAGTTTGGTCGTCCTACTAATAGCACACGAATCGGAAATGTCAAGAATGATATTTACTCAACTAAAGTAGTTGACAACAGAAATGTAACATACAATATAAATGGTGAAGTTAATGGTACCCGCCAGGCTTTTGAAATCCACAGCTTAGAAGTAAACACAGCCAAGAACACACTACAAGAAACAGAGCCAGATCCAAATAGTAGCTTTGACCTCGTTTATAAGAATGACGGACAAGGCTTAGGTAGCAACAGTACAGGCTTCTTTGTTGGATTTAAGCAGGGCACCTTACAATTTACAGATATTAACGCTGACAAAGCGGTTAGTAATCTAATAGTAGATGTGCAATCAACAAATATTAACAATAGCGACATTTGGGTGCAGGCAATTAATAGTGCTGGTGAATTACAAGACTCCTGGACTAAAGTTGATGCAGGCTTTGGTGCTAATACAGTATTCAATAATATTCGTCAGGACAATCGCAAACTTTATACAGTAAAGACAGTAGAGAACGACAACATCAATGTACAATTTGGTGATGGTGTGTTTAGCGAAATCCCACGTGGAATTATTCGTATTTGGTATAGAAATGGTGTAAACCAGACTTATACATTGGACCCTGAAGATATTGGTAGTGCAACCTTTGGCTATAACTACAACGCAAAGGATGGTAACGTTTATCGTGTCACCTTTACTTGTGAATTACAAGAGCCAGTTAATAATGCTGCGAGCCAAGAAAGTGTTACTAGCATTAAAAACAATGCTGGGCGAGTATTTGCTACACAAGATCGTATGATTACTGCTAGCGATTACAGCGTATATCCTCTTACAGTGAGCGAGAATGTTAAGAAAATTAAAGCAATCAACCGTACATACACAGGACACAGCCGCTTTATTAAGCCGCGCGATCCAACAGGCACATATCAAAATGTAGACATTGTGAGTGATGATGGCTACATTTATACTGATGGAATCACATACCGTAGCAGCTTAGACTTACCTTCTACACTCACAAGTGAACAGATATTTGAACGGTTTTTAGCAGACCTTATTGAAAATCCTGAGATTATTAATCTGTTCTACGACAAATATAATGAAACTGATGTTGACTTTAGTGTTAACAGTAGCAGCTATGAGTGGCAGCAAATTACAAGCGGTTACCGCGGATCAACAGGATATATCACACGTAACGGTACAATACAAAAAGTTGGATCATCAGCAATTAATGAGCTGAACCTTGCCCGCCCTGGCTCAATTGTTGAGTTTGTAGAGTCACCATACAATGCAGGTACACTTGGACTAATAGGCTCCACATTAAATATTGTTAACGCAGGAACTGGATTTACTAGCGCACCTACTGTAACTATTAAAGGTACAGGCACAGGGGCGGCGGCAACTGCTACCATCACTGCCGGACAATTAGGTACAGTAACACTAACAAATGGCGGTACAGGATATCAAAATCCTGTCGTTGTAGAAATTACTGGCGGAAGCGGAAGCGGCGCAGAAGTTGAAGCAACAGCAACTAGCGCATCCCGTGGCTGGGCCCGTATTGTAGACATTTCAAATGATGGCCAAGGTGTTAATGACAGCAATGGTAACCCTACAGGACTTACCTCACGTGGGCAGGGTGCAGTTATTCTCAACAAGGCTATCCCTAACACTGCCCGTGTCAGTCGCATATTCCCAGCTTATCATACTGTTTTTAGTTCAGAAGAAAGAGAAGCAATTATTGATGAATTAGTTTCACTTAATACTTTTGGATTACGATTTGACAGTGAACTAGGACAGTGGTTTATTATTAAGGCAGGTGATCTTTCTCCAGCTACTGATAATAGTCCTGATAATTTCAGCCTAGATAATGCAGGCAACGCAAGTAACAGTAATACAGATAACAGCTGGATCATACGTGCAGATTATTCTGCAAGTTCCTGGGGATTTATATCACGCCGAACACGTTATGTATTTGGTAGTGATGAACGAATCCGCTTTTATAATCAGAATGGCGCACGTCGTTTCAACTTAGATACAAACAAACCAGAGCGTGATCGTATATTGATCAATAAAGTAAATACTCGCCCTGGTGGAAGTGTTTACCCAATTGAAGAAACATTGCCATTCTTTACCTTTCGTTACTATACTGAGCCTGACGGCTATACAGATGACCGAAAAGTTATTGTTACCTTAGCTGATATTGATAATGACAATTATCCAGACAACCCACTAGCGTTTTCTACACTGGTAGGAAGCGACAGTATCAATCTCAACACTGTCACTGAAGATGGTTTTACTTACACAGTGCGCAGCGATACTGGAACGGAAGTTAATGGACGTGAAGCCCTTAGTTTTGTATGGCGCCGCGTATCAACATCAAAATATCGAATCGATCCTAGTTTGTCAAATATTATTGACATCTTCGTTCTTAACCAGAATTATGATACTAAATATCGAGAGTGGATTGCAGGAACGCGCAATCTAGCAACAAAGCCGTCTCCGCCTACTGAGGTTGAATTAGGCCAACAGTTTGCTAGTATTGAAACTAAGAAAGCAATCAGCGACAGTGTGGTATATCGTCCAGCAGAATATAAGATTTTGTTTGGTGAATTAGCAGACATAGAGGTACAGGGTAGGTTTAAAATTGTGAAAGTAACAGGCACAACGTTAACAAATAATGAGATTAAATCACGTGTACTGATTGCAATTAATGAATTCTTCAATATTGATAACTGGGACTTCGGTGAAACGTTCTACTTTACAGAGTTGAGCGCATACATTCACCAAGAAATGCCAGGTATTATTAGCAGCGTTGTAATCACACCTATTCAAACTAGCAGCGTATTTGGTGATTTATTTCAAATATCACCAGAGAGCAACGAATTGTTCATCCCAGACGTAACACTACAAGATATCGACATTGTCGACTCATTAAACTCATTGTAAGGTAATTAAATGGCTATAGACTACACTGCCAACCCAACAGACGTAAAGAATTTCACAACAACCTCCGAGGTTAATTTAGATCAAAGCTTCCAAGATTATAGTGAATTTCTACCAAGTATTAACCGTACTGAATCACTACAGCGGTTCTTTGGTGCGACTGTTAATCAGCTTCTTAGCAGCGGTTCAACGCAAACTATTGATGCTTATTGGGGTCGTTTGGCAGGACGTAACTATAACCCAGATAATGAATTATTTCAACCTGAAATATCAGCTAACCGCATTAACTACCAATTCCAGCCTGGCGTTGTTAGCCGTCTTGGTGGGGATGTTGAACAAACAACTTCTTATATTAACTGGTTGGACCGTATTGAAAGCCTTGGTGCAGATCTAGACAATCATGATCGTATATTCAGTGAGCCTGGTTATGTATTAGATCTTCCTATCAATGCAGATATGTTTATCAATTACCGCAACTATTACTGGTTAGAAGGTGAAATTCCCCTAATTGAAATTGAGGCAACAATTACTGATCCAATTGATATTGATGATATCGTTGCGCAAAGCCAATATACAACACCTGACTTGGGTAACTATAAAACAGTAGAATTTGTTAATGGTATTCGCGTTAAATTTACTGGTCTATATGTATCTAGTACAAGTGGTGACTATAACGTTGATTCTATTTACTATGTTGAGAATGTTGGTGGACGCGGCGGCATTAAGCTAGTTGAAATTGAAGACGCGAGTGGAAACATCTTGTTTCCAGAAACTAGCCTCTACCGTGTTGAACCACGTGAAGGTTGGGACACTGTTGATTATGACGCCACCCCTTGGGATGGCACAGCTGATTATGACGATTATGACCTAGCTACCAACGCGAGCCGAGAAGATCTTGCACTTAACAAAAGTTATATTGTTATGGAACGTTGGGCACAAGATAAAAACCCTTGGGCAAGAACAAATAAGTGGTTCAGCATTTATGCACTTCGTGCAGCGACAGAGTATAATGAACTTACTTTAGAAGCTTACCTTAACACACGGACACGAGCAGACCGACCAATCGTCGAATTCCATGCTAACTTAGAGCTTTACAATACATGTAAAACTTATGTTGAAACATTAGATTATGTTATTGACTTGAATCAAGTTACCGACATGATAAGTGGTCGTCCAGACTTTCTTATTGACAGTGAAAACGCTGTTCAAAATGGTGATATTATTCTTGTTGCAAAAGAAGAAATTGGCGGAATTGAACTTGTTGACTTTAATGGTGACTTTAATGACGATTTTGACGCTGGTGCTGCCGTAGGCGGATCATATAGCTCTAGCTTCAGCCTGGCATATAATCTTGGTGTACAGGGAACATTTTATGAGGACGCATTCATAGTAAGCGGTGTTGGCACAAACATTACGCTTTCAGCATATAGCAGCTATAATGAAGATGAATACATTATTGTAGGTAAGGGAACAGAAAAAGGCACAATTTTTTGCTTTAAGAATGGCGAATGGTCTGTAGCACAAAACAAAGAGAATCGTGGAGATGCTCCGCTGTTTAAACTATATGACCAGGATCTAGTAGATCTTGAAGCTTTTGATAATAATGATTTCTTAGGTGATTTAGTATTTGGATATGAAGTTACACCTGGCGCACAATTTGATCGTGAATTAGGATTTTCACCAACATTTACTGATCAAGGTTCGTTTAACAATTTTAAATTCTCTTGGACACTGAGTAATCAACGTTATAACCAGAACGTTACAGTTGATACACAAGAAGAAATTGTAGGCTATTACTTTTATCATAATTGGATAGAGGATGAATACCTAAACGGCTGGAGTAACATTCAAGAAGGACAACGTGTCCCTGTTATCCAAACTCAGATTGCTGACGGTGTTAGCACTGTGGAATTTGAGTTGGGCACTAGTGCAGTTGGGAGATCAACTGAATATACTGTTGCTCTTGAAAATAATAAATTCCGTTGGCATTCACACAGTTATATTGACCGCAATACAATTGGATATGCTAACCCAGACTTTATTTGGAAATATGACACAAACTATACAATAAATGATTTAATTTCTGTAGATGCTAGTAAGTTGGAAATGACTGACCCGTTTGGTAATGCAGATGGTAACATCACTTACAGTGGAACAGATACCCTAAAGACATTTAGTGTTGCTAGCGCATACGTGTATGATAAAGTCCTATATCGCAAGTCAGATGAGACTAATGTTTACGGTGAAATCTTCCTTAGCAATAGCAATCAAAACCGTTACGGGCTAACAAAAAATGGTCAAAGATTGGTTGAAGATGTTGACTTTACATACAGCGGCACAACACTCACAGTTACAGCCACCACAGTAGAAAATGACGTTATTGAATTGCGTTACATTCCTGACTCAGATCTTACGGATGTAGTTTATGATGTTGCACCTGTACATTTTTACAATAACGACAACAACCCATTCAATGGGGCTGGATATGATGATCTAATTAACCACTTTATATTACAGGTCGGGGCAATGCCTGGACTTGAAGGAAAAGTTAGTGGTACCAACAATTATCACAAAACATTTCGCAAGCACACATACGATGGATTGATTCGTCAACAAATTTTCAGGACCAAACATATTCAATATCTACTTGATCAAGAAGATATTAACCCAATCCGCGCACTCAAGTCGTTTAGCCGTGACTATGTTGATTTTAAGAAATCTTTCCGTAGCAAGGTTTCTCAGTTGTGGCAGACAGAGTCCTGGAACACCACCCGCGAGCTAGTAGACCGCGCACTCAGTGATATCAATATTGGTAAAAATGAGTCGTTCAAATATTCACATAGTGACATGCTTTATTATAAGCAAGCCCGCAGCACCACATATATTATTGGCGATAGCACAACTACTTTTGCATTGCCAGAACTAATTAACCGTTACGGCGATACACAAAACCACATCCAGGCTTACCTGACAGAAACAGTAGCAGAAGTTGGCGCAGTAGTTGAACGCCCTCTGACCTTAGGTGTTGACTACACTATCGAAGGACCAAACCTTGAACTAGCAACCGCCGTCGTTAGCACTAACATTGTAAACGCATTAGACAACGTTGTGAACGGCCCAGACAATGTCGTTCTTGAAATCGGTACTAATGACTCTGGAACCTCCGGCGCAATATTAACGATTCGCTGGTATGATTATACACAACACAGTCATGTTCCATTCAGTGCAGTAAAATTAGGATTCTTTAAACCAACCCAAATTGAAATTGTTGATGGTGAATTAATTGGTCATGATGGTAGCAGATATACATTGACTAATACTAATGTATATGATTTAACTAGCGTAGATTTTGATCCAGTTGCCGCAGCACTTTGGGACTTTGAGCTACGTATTATTAATAACCTTGTCCCTGAACATTTTGTAGACGACAAAATGGGTCAAGATATGATTAGCTTCTATCCAAACCCAGTAGGTGAATTTAGCTATAGTGTAGCAGATATGAATGCACGACTTGACGATTGGTACAACCGTTACGCTGTTCGCAATGGTATAACTGAAATTGATCAAGTAGACTATAACGCTGGTGACGAGTTTACATGGAATTACAACACAGTTGGTCCAGAACTTGGCAGCTGGCGCAGCCTATACACTTATGAGTTTGGAACTGATCGACCACATACCCATCCTTGGGAAATGTTAGGTCATCACATCAAGCCGACATGGTGGGATGCAACATATAGCTGGACGGCTGGCGCACTGCGCACCGCACTTGAGGATGCATTGCTTTATGGAATCACAGGCAATGCATTGACGCCTAGCTATTCAGACATCCGTTACGCAAGACCAAATTATGATTGGGCCAATGACACACTAGTAAGTTCTGATGGAAATGCTACCCTAATAGGACCAGTAACAGCTAATGTAGTTGCTACACCAACCGCCGTGGCGGCAGCGCAAGATTTTGTGTTTGGTGATTGGAGTGAGACTGAAAATAGATGGCGCAAGAGTAGTGAATACCTATTTGCACTTGCTGAAGTATATCTACAGCTAAAACCATATCGTCTACACGAAATATTTTGGAAGCTTGATCAATGGAATGTCAATACCAATGTCACACAAGAGCAATGGGTTGACCCAGATACATGTCAGCGTTTGCACATCAATGAACTACATAACCAACTTATTGAAGATGGAATCATTGGTAAGATTTCCGTTGTCACACCTGGCACTGGTTACACATACCTGGACCTAGAATTTAAAACTAATGATTTGGTTTGTTACCGCACTGCGGCAGCCGTAGCGTATACAAATGCTGGTCAAGCAGTTGGCGTTGCAATTACTGATCCAGGACGTGGATTTGACAATGATCCTGTTGTTGAATTGACTGGACCAATTGCTTCTACTGGTGTAGAGTTAGAATACGTATTGGATTTCAATTTCATTGTAACACACTTGGGATTTAATACATTACCGTCAGAAGAATATCGCACACAAGAAAGCACAACTAACGCGCTCAGCGAGCGTCTAGATGGACTTGAAATTAACTATACATTGCATGTTGGTGGATATACTGACAAGCGTATCTTGAATATTGAAATTGATGGTGACTATGAAAGTGGACTTATTCGTATTCCAGAATCAAGCTATGATATTAAAATTGATCGTAATGCACCAATCAAGACAGCATTTTACAGTGGTGTTAAAATTACAAAGATTGAGGGCAGCGGATATCAGGTTGATGGATATGATCTAGACAGTACGTTCTTCAACTTCCTACCTCCAAGCACTGCTGGTACACAAGTTGGTGTAGAAATTGGTGGCACTGAGGTAGTCAAATATCTCAAGTGGCATAATAATCCAACTCGTATTCCATATGGTACACGCTTACTCAAGCGCCAAGAATTGTACCAATTCCTATTAGGACTTGGCAAATATTATGAAAGCCTAGGATTTGATAACTACAGCCGTTGGGAGGAGGAAGCCCGACTCGCTATTATCTGGGCGCTAGACAGTGTTGAGACTGAACCACACTACGTTAACGGTATAGATGGCAGCTTATTTTATAACCAGGGTAGCCGAGGCGTTGTACAGCAAATCGATATAAACTATGATGGTGTTAGCAACGTATTGGACTCAGAATTTAAGAATATTCGACGCAATGAGCTCTTAGTTTTGCGTGATAACGAAATGACAGAAATTAGTATGAAGGGTGGCGACGACCGTATATACGGCGTGGGAGTAAGAGTTGTTGAATTTGAACACATTGTTGCATTTGACAACGTGACTACATTCAATGATCCAATTTACCAACCAGAACTTGGATTGGGCCAAAACCGTGTACGACTTATAGGTGAGCGCACCCGTAATTGGAATGGTCGAGTTGAAGCGCCTGGTTACATGGTACAAGACACTGGACTTATCCTTAACATGGAAAACAGTGTTCATGAATTAGAAACAGAATGGGTGTCGGCAGAAAGTAAAGCACTAGAACGCCTGACACGCCAAACAATTGGCTTTAATGCAGGATACAGCAAACCAACATATATGACCAACCTGTTTATTGGTGATAAAACTGCATACCGTTTTGAAAAAGGTAAGCGCAAATACCAAGGAACCGAATCAGCAATTGAAGCAATGACTCGTAACAAGAATATCTTTGGCAGCGAATTTGAGCATGAACTATATGAAGAATGGCTAGTACGTTTAGGTGAGTATGGTGATGTTAGCGAAAGCAGACCACTTCAGTTTGCAATTGATCCTAACCAAATTAAGACAGATCCACAGCACTTCCGTTTCAGCGAGCAGTTTGTAAGTGATAAGAGTGAAGACCTAATCATTGACTTACATAAAGGCGCAGCAAATTCAATTTCAGGAACATATGATTCACCCTTCAGCATTTATGATGTGTTGCCATTGGACAACACAAGCATTCAAAATCTAGAGCAGTATCAGGACTTTACTCGTGACGCTGGCTTGCCAATTGTTGATGAAGTTGATTATTTCTTAGGAAGTATTGATGATATTGGCGACATTTATGATCCAACAGCGCCCTATGCACTTGTACCAAATTGGAGTTCAACCACTGCATATGTACAAGGTGAATTGGCTCGTCTATATGGAAAAGTTTATCGCCTCGCTATTGATGCAACAGGACTAACTGACGTACAAGGTGATATTGTAGTACGTGGTACTCAGATATTCCCACAGGTTGCTAGCGGCTTAACATTTATTGCTAACGGAACAACGGTTAATTTTAGCAAAGACGGCAGCAGTATTACATACGATAATATACAACTACAAGGTACAGTAGTAAACCCAACAGTACCAAGTGGTGATACACTAGTTCTTGACGGTATTAACGTTAACTTTATTAAAGATGAAACTACTACAACATATAGTGATATTGTTCTTGAAGGTGGGGTAACAGGTCCTGACATACTTAACAGCGCCAGCCGTACATTGGAAATCTATTATGCTAACTCAGCGTCACCTACACTAATGACAACTGTTACAGTGACGTTTAACGAGCTAAATCCAGAACTCACAATGCAGACGATTTGGAACAATGCACTTGGTGATGCTATTACAACAGCAGGCGGCGCAACAGTCAGCCTTACAGAAACAAACGCACGTATTGTAGCACTCGACGCATTACGTGCGGCATATATTGCAGCAGGCAATACTACCACGGCATGGCAAACTCGTATGCTAGAATATTATGATGAAGTACCAGGAATCGCACCTGATCGATTCCTTAACCCAGAATATTGGGGCACGCAGATCCTAGCTGCTGGAGTTCCAACTTGGCAGTCAGAAGCTGAAGCCTTAATGCAATTGGATCTGGATCTGATTGCAGATATTGGTGGTGCACATAGTGAAGACATTGCGTCAATGACGTCAGGATCTCTTAACAGTGCTGGAACTTGGAATACCGCCCGTGACGCAGCAAATGATCTTCTAGACTATAATAATACGGTATCAGACAATAACCAAAACTTACAGGATTACCGAACATTTATAACAATTATCGGTAGTACCTTTAGTGCAGGTCAACTAATTACAGTAACTAATCCTATAAATTATGTATTGGATGACATAACTGCAATTGCTAACAAGATTGCCGCAGCATTAACTCTAGCCGGCGCTCCTGGTGATATTACGGTAAGCCCAGCAGGTAATATTATTACACTTACCCGCACAAACAATGCTGTTGGTTATCGTTTAGGTGTTGAAAATGACACAGATCTAGGATTTACTGGTGTAACTGATGTGCAAACACAAGGCACAACATCAACAATATCAGTTCCTCTTACTTTAAGCGAAGCTGTTATTGCTATCAATAACTTTTCAATAACAGGTGTCACCGCACAAATTGCTAGCAATCAACTACGTATTGTAAGTACAAACGAACAGTTGGTAGTTGGTACTGGTTCAGCAAACAATGACTTTGGAATTAACCAAGGAACTTACAATGCAACTGCTAATACTGTACCTGTTCTGGTAGACTTAGCAATTGGTGATGTTGTGACGCAGATTAACGATGCTAGTATTACTGATCTGGTTGCAAGTCAAGTTGAGGGTGCATTACTATTGAGTTATGCAGGTGATCAGCTTATAATTGGTGATGGAACATCTAATACTGAATTAGGCATTATTGCGCAAACATACGAGAGTCAGACTGACAGTGTTAGCAATGTATTTAATGCTGATGAATGGGACGTTGTACAGGACCCAGCTAACTTTAACGTTTGGACAATTGACAATATTGGAAGTAACACAATAGGGTCTGTAAGTACAACCAACCGTTATGATGTATTACAGACTATGGATTTACAAATTGGTATACTTGAAGTTTGTGCTGGATCTGAAAATGGTGATGATGCGCTTATCCAATGTGATACAGCACATACACTCGCTGTTGGTGACTATGTTTTACTAGTGAACACAACAAGTGTACCAAGCTTGGACGGAATTTATCAGGTAACTACCCTCCAAAGCGATACAGGCTTCTACGTTGATCGTTATATTGAACAAAAAGGATTTACTGGAAAAGTATTCCCAATGCGTTCTGTCCGATTCCCAAGCAGCACGGTTGCAGAAGCAGCAATGTCAGATACAGATTATATTCAGGACGGACTAGGACTGCGCAGCGGAACTTACGTTTATGTGGATGAAGTATTTGATGGTGGCAATAACGGTCTTGGCTACGGTGCAGTTTATCAAGTGCAACGTACAACTGGCGGCGCCGGACTAGTTCTAGTTCGTAACGAAACAGGTAAGACTAATAACAGCACAATTAAGAATGGTGTGCTTTATAGTAATTCAACTGGTGAGACAGTTGTGCGTTTTGAAATTTATGACCCGCTCAAAGGAATTATTCCAGGTATTGCGGCGGCTGAACTTGATCTGCGTAGCGATGTAGACTTTGCTTATTACACTGACTCAACCGATCCAGAACTTGAGATTCGTCCTGAAAACGCATGGGGCAACCGTCAAGTTGGTACAACTTGGTGGGATTTGAGCAATGCAATTTACCTTAATTATGATCAAAGCTCAACAGAATATCGTCAAGAGCAATGGGGCCAACTATTCCCAACAGCAACAATTGATGTTTATGAATGGACAAAGAGCTCAGAAACACCTGATGATTATCTCACAGCCGTACAGGCAGGTACAATTATTGATGGTGTAGAGTTGACAGGACAGCCTTACCAAATTGAGGATCAATTTGGTGATGTACAGTACAATTGGTGCGAAGAGATGGAAGTCAATCGTAATACCAATCAAATTGAAACATACTATTACTTCTGGGTAAAGAACAAAACAACTACACCAACCCTGGAACGTCAATACAGTGTTCTGCAGATAGCTGACATTATTATAGATCCAACGACACAGGCAGTTGACTGGCTTGCAGCAACAAGTGAAAATACACTATTGGTTAGCAGCTTGAGCAAGTCAAATGGATTTGATGACTTGGTTATGCAAGTTAACTATGATGCTAATGCAAGCGATTATCACCAGGAATTTGCATTGCTGGCAGAAAATGACCCAGCACTTGTAATTCCAGAATGGTTGCACATTAGCTTGCGAGATAGCCTAGCAGGATTTACACAAGACACTACAACTCTAGATTATACTGATTGGGACAGTGTTACTACTTACAGTCCTGAAAGTATAGTTTTGAGTGCACTTGGAAAATATTACCGTAGCCACACTGAGTCTACTAATATTAATCCTGATGGCGATACAGACCAAGACTATTGGTCAGTACTCGAATTTAATGAAAATAATCCTGATGGTCTTTATACAGGTGTTGATACTGTAAAGATTAACACACCGCAGACAATTCCAGACAGAAATTTACATCCGAGCGTGCGCTATGGTATTGAAACACGACCACACCAGATTTGGTTCCAGGACCTTGAAAAATCTCGTAAGGTAGCTGTAGACAAGCTTAATGATCAACTCACAAGTATCAACTTGGTAGATAGTGATATACCTTGGCGCGAAGAATTTGAGCGTTCATTCTTTGTAGGTGATCTTGAATATGACATTACTCAGTATTGGAATTTTGTAGATTGGAACCTTGAAGGAACATTATATGAAAACGGCACTGGTGATTATTTTGTTGAATTTGTAAATGATTTATCAGCATTGACTCCAAGTGAAGGTGAATTAGCACAAGTTGAGCGCAGTATTGACCCAGATGGTAGATCACGCCGCAGTGTATGGGTATACAGTGCTGGTGAATGGTCCATAGTTTACAAAGAAAAAGCAACAATTAAGTTTAATAACTTACTTTGGAATAACGAATCAGCTGCAACAGGATGGGATATTGTAGGATGGGACACTGATGAATGGGACAAGAGCTCCAGTGCAGTTATGGTGGAAATCTTTGACAGCTTCTATAATAGAATTTGGGTTGAAGAGCGCCGCAGCTTTTATGCAGACTTGTGGTTTGACATGGTTAAGCATGTGCTGCATGAACAACGCGAGCCAGACTGGATCTTTAAGAGCAGTTATTTCAAGTTGATTGTAGAAGATACACTAGAAAAGCAATACAACAAATATTTCACAGAAAATGCTGATGAATTCTTTGACTTTGTCGATGTTGTTAAGCCATTCCGTAGCAAGCTACGTGATGGAATTGTGCGTAAGGTTGCTGATGATGAAATTAATACGTCACCATTAGACACAATAGAGGTTAGAGTACAAACTAACCCTGTAAATGAAGCAATTGACGAAACAAATACTCGTAGCTTCCGACTAACTGTTGGTAGTGATGGGCTTAACTATTCAAGTCAGATTGTTAATGAGCACAAGGTACTATTAGGAATTGATATTGGTCCTGATGATTTGATCATCCCAATTCTTAATATTGGAACCAATACGATTCCAGAAACATCTGGCGCAATTTGGATTAATAGTGAACGTATTGAATACACAAGTACATCATTCACAGACGCAAGTGGAATTGGTAGCGGATTTACTAGTGGATTTGATGTTGGCTTTGGTGGCGTTACATTACTAGTGGGTATTACTCGTGGTACACAAGGCACATTTGCACGTGGTCACAGCTATGCTGATATTGTTGAAGATGCAACTAACTTAGATCTAGTAGAAAATACAACCCTAAGTGATTATGGAACTACTACAACTGGTGCAACAGATAATCTTGCACCAGCCTGGAATGAACTAGGTGATGGACTATTGGAGGCAGGTAACCTGGATCCAAATGGTATTACTATACGTGGCGAGGCATTTGGTACAATCGATCCATATGGAGAGATTTTGTATGCACAATGGTTGATATTCCAAGAAACAGCTGAAGCAATTGAGAATTTCCAAGGCGAACTTGAACAGTTAATTGAGGAATTTTGGATAGAAAATTATCCGTGGCTATCAGCAGACACTGAATTGCCTAGTGGAACAACTACACGTACCGCAGCGGTACCACATGATTCCGTTACTACATCTGATAGTGATTACTACGGTGTAACGGCTGACGGCACCGCCTACAAAGCAGATAATACTAAGGACTGATGGTCCATAAATACTTGAAACCCATAGGAACAAGAAATGGCAGTAGATCTAAATCAACTTGAAATTACAGTTGCACAACTAGAAGAAGATGCAACAGTAATCGGTAAAATTGTAAATGATGCAGTTGATGCACCAAACGCCGGTGAAGCTGACGGCACAGTTACAACACGCTTAGGCGATGTTGTTAAAAACGTTAATCGTGTCTTAGCTGACTTAACAGCAAGCAATCCGGTTGCAGATTTGTCTAACAGTACAACAACCGACCTAGCTGAAGGCACTAACCTTTATTATACACAAGGCAGATTTGATACGGCATTGACTGCTAAGTCAACTACTGATCTAAGTGAAGGCACTAACCTTTATTATACACAAGGCAGATTTGATACGGCATTGACTGCTAAGTCAACTACTGATCTAAGTGAAGGCACTAACCTTTATTATACAGATGAGAGAGTAGATGATCGTGTTAACGGATTACTAGTTGCAGGCGACGGTATTACACTAGCATATGACGATGGTGCAAACACATTAACAGTTGATGCTGCCATTCCTGCAATTACAACCATTTCAACAAGCAGAACTTTAGCTCTTACCGACGCTTCGGATATTTTAGAAATTGATACAAGTGGCGGCGGCATAATAGTAACAATTCCACTCAATGCAACCGTACCATTTCCTATTGGCACAGTTATTAACTTTACCTTAATCGACGCATCCAACCCTGCAGTAATTACGGCGCCGGTCGGCGGTACACTAAATGGAATCGCTACGGGCGCGGGCGCCATTCTCTCCGTGCAATATAACGTTGTTTCAATGTATAAACGCGCAACAGATGCGTGGGTAATCAGTGGCGATATGGGCACAATTAGTAATATATAATGTATAAACACGGAATCGGAGCAATTGCATAATGGGTGTCTATTTACAACGTATAGCTATGTCTGGCGGTGGTATAATAATACCGCCAGCAACAGAGCCATTATGGAGAGATTTTTCTTCAGCTGATACTGTCTTTTATGCTGATATGGATGGTGGAAACGGCGCCACAGTATACACAGAGAAAAGCCCTAATTTGGCAGTCGGATCGTTTGTAAAGCCAGACGACACAAGACTATCTAACGCGCAGGCAAAATTTGGACCTACATCTTACGAGATTGATTCTAATGCTGGTACAACAGCAAATTTAAGATTCCCAAACGCATCCTATTGGGACATAAGTGGCGATTTTACAATATCACTTTGGTATTATCGCCGCGGCGCAGGCGGCATTTCATACGAGACACTTTTCAACCGTTACAACCCGTCCAACGACAACCGTGCGTTTCAATTACGAATTCTTACAGGGTCAGGCGGCATTGCTTGGACAATCTCAACAGATGGAACAGCTGGAACCTTAATTGACTACATCACTACTGTACCTGGCGATACACACAAGGACGTTGGCTGGCATCACTTATACCTACAGCGCAGCGGAAATGATTTTGGATTATGGTTAGATGGTGCACAACTGATTGACGTAGTAGGCACATACACTAATAACTGGGCTGGCGCTGTAATAGGCACTGAGACAGACATAGGAACATACGGCGTGGACTTCACCCACTTTAACGGTTGGATCGATGAAGTAATACTAGCAGGTTCTGCTTGGAACCTTGGCGGCATTGTGCAACCTGCAGCACTAGACATTCCTGGAATTCCATCCTTTAGAGCTACTAAGAGTGCAACTACACAAACCGTTGTCCGAGTGGGCGACAATAATCAAGAAGTTGTTTTTGATAATGAGGTCTTTGATACTGTTGGTGGATTTGACATTAACAGGTACACAATTCCGGCGATAATCAATGGCAGTTATATTAATTTTGTAGCCAGTGCTGAGACAGTAAGTGGGGAACGCCACAACATCTATATTGAAGTATCAACAAACGGTGGTGGAGCATGGACTGAAATAGCTACATCAGGTGAAGAAACTAGCCAATATATAGTGGCAACGTCTGGTCCGTGGCTTGCTAATACAGGCGACGTGTTTAGGGTTAGGTATGAACTTATTTCAGGCATCAACGCCGTTATTAACAATACTACACAAACATTCTTTAGTGGGTATGTAAGTAACTCATGACACAATGTAGAGAATACCACCTAATAAATATAATAGACGACATTACAAAAATATTCGTTAGTCGGGACACAATATGACAGAATTTCGAGGTGTTGCTGCCGCGACACAAGCCATATCCATTACTACTGTAACAGAAGTAAATTTTGGTACAGAAATAATGGATACTGATTTGGTTTTCGCAAGTAACAGATGCACAATCTCAGGCACCTGGAACGGGCTGATGGGAGAGTTTTACGCGGCATGCAGGTTTAACGCGAGCATAGATGGTTACATAGAGATACAGGTGTCAACAGACGGCGGAACTGGTTGGACACCAGTTGTTCGGTCTAGCTTCGATACTGCAACTGTTGCTTGTGTTCAAACAGGTCCAGTTTTTCTAAACATAAACGATATTTACAGAACGGTTATATACACTACGTCCGCTGTCACAATAGAGAACAATACTCGTACCTATTTCTCAGGTCGTGTGCTTGGAGTAGTACCGCTTGTGGCGCAAGAGCACTTCCGCGCACGGGCAGCAAGCACCCAGGTTATTGCAAACACAACATTAACACCTATTACAACTCTTACAACAGAGGAGTTTGACACTGGGGCAGACCTTGTGTCGGGAGTTTATACTGTTCCACCGGCCCTGTCAGGCGGAAGCGGATTATTTTCAGCTGGCATAGCAAACGACGACGGATTTAGCGGTGAGAATCTTTCACTATATATCACTCGTTCAACAGACGGCGGCAGCAACTATACTGATCTTGTAACAACAAAGTCTGGCATATTTGCTGAAGGCGTAACTATGTCAACTGGACCTTTGCTGCTAGCAGAAGGCGACAAATTTAGGGTAGAAGTATACACCAACTCAGGCGGATTTACACTAGCAAATGCTACTAGAACTTTCTTTTCTGGCGAGGCATATACTATAGTAGCACCAGCACCACCAACGCTTGGAACTGATGCCGCGTTCCGCGCAGTTAAGAGTGCATCAACGCAAATAATTCTCAATCCTAGTACCAACCCGCAGGAAATTGTGTTTGACTCAGAGATATTTGACACACTGAACGCATTTGCTGCTAACAGATTCACAGTGCCTGTAGCAATTGATGGTAGTTATATTAATTTCACTGCTGGATGTCAGACTTCGAGTAACGAATTCCATCGTATATATCTTGAGCGTTCAACAGACGGCGGAACTGGTTGGACAGAAGTAGCAGCAAATGCAGACAGTAGCAATATCTTTTTAAACCTGACTAGCGGTCCAATACTGTGCACAACTGGTCACATTTACCGGATTAGCTACTCAGACGACGATACTGGCGGCGCGGGTGCCACAATACAAAACACAGATTTAACCTTTTTTAGCGGGTATATAAGGACATCATGACAGAATTTAGAGCAACAACATCAACAACCCAGGCTGTGACTATACAGACTTTAACAGAAGTAAATTTTGGTACAGAGTTATTTGATACTGATTCGGTTTTTGCGTCTAATCGTTGTACTGTTCCTGCTGGATGGAACGGAACATACGGAGAGCTCTACGCGGGCTTAGATTTACAGACGCCTGAAAACGGGTACTTAGGAATTCAAGTTTCAACGAACGGCGGCGGCGCATGGACTACAATAGCCCGACAGGATTACGAAGGAACTTCTATTTGCGCAGTGCAAACTGGCGCTCGTCTAATGAACACTAGCGATATTTACAGGGTAGTTATGTTCGCTGGCACTGGATCGTCTGTGGATTTTTCCACCCGTTCGTTTTTTTCAGGTCGCATACATAATATTGGTGGTATCGACTCGCAGTCATACTTTCGCGCATACGCTTCAAGCGGACAAGCTATCCCTGAATCAATTCGAACTCCAGTTGCAATAGATACAACAGTATTCGATACAGGCGTTAATTTAACTGGTGGCGCTTATAAGGTGCCTGTTCCATTAAATGGTGGGCACGGGATTTTTACAGGTGGAATTTCTTCAACTGCTGGTGTCGCTGACGATATAGCAATATATGTCACAAAATCAACAGATGGTGGCAGCACATATCCTGAGGTCCTGTTCACTAAGCTCGCTAATGGTGGTGAAGCTGTTACTGCTTCGACTGGTCCTGTTGCACTCGCAACCGGCGAAAAATACCGGCTGGAAGCTTTTAGCGGATCGGCGGGCGGCTATCCACAAGAGGGCAGCGAAAGAACCTTCTTCTCCGGCGAGGTATATAAAGTTATTCCTACGCAATCAATTAGCGCAATTACACAAGCTAACCCGGCAGTTGTTACTATTGGCTCAACTGCTGACATGATTGAAGGTGAAACGATTACTATTACTGGTGTGAGCGGTATGGTTGAAATTACCGACGGCGACTACACTTGTAGCATTGTTGATGGAACAGACTTCCAACTCACTGGCATTGACTCAACTGGTTACACTGCATACACAACCGGCGGCGTTGTAAGCGGTATCGGCTATGATGCACCTGCCGCGCCTTCAGCAGTAACAGACTTTATGTCTATTGT